ACGGCACCCCGACGTGGGATGACAAGTCCTCGGGCGGCTATGGCGACGCGAACATCCCGTGCGTGCTCATGTCCGGGCAGGCCGAGCGCATCCTGAACGCCGCCGTGCGCATCACCGGCACCGCGGGCGACTGCTACGCGGGCGACGTGTGGGACTACTCCGAGGGCGGGCTGTCGTGCGCGGGCAAGCAGTCGCGGCTCGGGCTTAAGGAACGCCACGCGCTCTACGCCACGACGGCGTTCCTCCAGGGACTCCGGGAGTACAACGGCACGAACTGGGGCATCTTCTACCGCTCGATAACGGGCGGCATCATGTACGTCGGGCAAGACGCTGGCACCACGAGCACCATCAGCGACCGCGCGGGCTACGAGTACATCTCGGATGTGCCGCTCGACCGGATTGAGTTCACGGGCGGCGTGAACCACGTCGCCATCAACCTAGAGGTGTGGAAGTACGCATCGTCCACCTGGACGCTCGTGTACTCGAAATCGACGGCCGGGACCTCGACCGGGCAGACCGCCGACCTCGACGGCGCCTATCGCTTCGCGGTCATGGGCGCGATGGCTGCCTCCGTGACGCCGACCGATACGGCCGTCCATGTCGCGATGTCCTCGGCGGTGCTCTACGGCGTGAGCTACTCGACGACCCCGGCGAACCTCTTCGACGCGATGCTCGACCGCACGGCGGGGCTCTCGACCTCGCGGGCGTGGATAGCCTCCGATGAAGCCGCGCTCACGGATCTCGACGTGGACGGTTCGGACGCGGACGCATCGGTGAAGATACTGGAGACGACCGGCCGGCAGTTCGGCGTGCGGCTTCGGGATGTCGGATGGACACGCGAGCCGGTAGGCATCTATGAGGCGCGGCCGACGACCCCCGCGTACCTCTGCACACACGACGGCTCAAGCGTCATCGTCTCGCTTTCGGGCGGGAGCATGGACGACCTCTTCTCGGAGATACGCGGGCGCTACCGCGACACCGACGGCAACTGGCAGACGGTCACGGTCGCAGATACCGACCTCACGCATTATCTCGTGAAGCTCGGCATGACGGGCGACAGCGCAGTCTCACACACCATCACCGTCGACACCACATCATCGGTGGTCGCTACCGCGGCGGCGACGGCGTACCTCGCGGCGCATTCGGTCATCACGCACTCGGGGACCGTCAAGTGCATCGGGCCGGTCATCACGACGGCGACGGGCGCCCCGGTGGACCCGACGATGGTCGAATCCGGGAAGGTCGTGACGGTGTTCGCCACCCGGCACGGTGACATCACTGGCTATATCGACCTCGCAAAGCACGTCGGCGCGGATGAGGTCACGCTCACCATCGACAACTCGCTACGGATACCCGAATCACTCCGACGGATCATCAGGTAGGGAGGTCGCATATGCTCCGACTCGTAGCACAGGCTGGACACGTCGGTCGCACCACGGGCGCTACCGGCACCGCGGGCGAGCAGCAGATGACGTGGGACGTGTGTGCGTGGCTCTATGCGCTCACGCCGCCTGGTTGGGAATGCCTCGTCATCGACGCCGATGAGCCGGACTCGAAGTACGCCGGGGATGCCTTCGTGGCCGTCCACGGCGACGGTTCGACCAACCGCGCTATACGCGGGGCGAGCGTCGGCTACCGTAACAGCGCGGGACAGGTGCTCGCGCAGCGCTGGAAGGCCGCGTACAACGCCGCGGGGTGGCCGGGGGGCTGGCACCTGGACAACTACACGGCGGCGCTCTCAGGCTACTACGGCCTCCTGAACGCGGTACGTGACGCCGGGAACGAAGATGCGTTCATCCTCGAAGTCGGGATGATGACCAACGATGCAGACCGCGCGTGGATCGACGCGAACCACGAGACGATCGCCCGGACCATCTGGAGCGCGGTCGCAGGAATGACAGGAGGAGACGATATGCTCGTGCCCGCGATACCGACGCTCGGATTCGTCGGACTGCACCGCTTCCACAAGGGCAAGGACTACGTGCTTGCCGTGAGCCGTGAGCAGCAGGCTTCTGCGGACGGGGCGGGGTACACCTACGACGGCGTGTACGATCTCGCGCCGGGCGGCACCATACCGCTGCATCAGCTCTACCTCAACGGCAAGCACCTGTACGTCGCGGACGATGTGCTCCCGGCGGGTTGGCCCGACCAGGGCGTGCTCGTGATGGTGCATCCCGTCGGAAGCGGCGCGACCATGCACCGCCTGCTGTCGGGCGGCGACCATCTCTACTCGACGTCTGCGACCGAGGGTGCGCCGACCTGGACGCTAGAGGGGCCGCTGTTCGGGCTCGGAGTGCTCGCCAAGCCATCGACAGACCCGACGCTCGCCAAGAAGGCCGCGAAGTACGACCGCATCGCCGGGATAGTCGGGGAGGCGTCATGACGGCGCCAGAGGACTTCGGACGTAGGGCTACCGACCACATCGAGCCGTGCGGATTGCTCCAGGTCGCAAACGCTGAGATCACGAACATCAAGGAGGACGTGGGCATCTTGTACAAGCGAGTCGATCGTCTGCCGAACTGGATGGTGATGCTCTGGGGCGTCACCACGGCCACGCTCGGCGGGGCACTTACCGCGATCTACTTTCTTGCCGGGCAACTCGTACACTAGAAGGAGGCACACATGGACTGGGTAGACGTTCGGAAACGTGCGCTTTGGACGGCGGCGGAGTCGTTCCTCGGCGTGGCCGTCGTGTTCCTCGGCGCGCTTGCGGCGGCTTGGGTGGAGGCAGGCGCGTTCGTCCTGCCGTTCGCGCTCGTGGTCGCTCTTGCGGCCGGTGCCGTCGGCGCGATCGCGGCCGGTGCCACCGTCGTCAAGGAGTACGCGAAGTATCACAAGGAGCAGAAGGCCGCGGCCTGACGCAACCCGCACCATCATCGTAACGCGCGGCCCCTGCTTCGGCGGGGGCCGTTTCCCTTTGCCACAAATACTTGCGGTAAACCCTTGCGCGTGTCATACGGTGGTGCTAGGATTAGGTCGCAAGGTACACCGAACGAGGGGATGATGGACGATGGACGAGGTAGACACCGCCACACTCGAAGCGCACGAACGCGCGGGGATGCGTCTCGCGACGCTGCTCGTGGAAGCCGACGAATGCCCGCTCAAGGACTCATGTCACGCCTCCTGCGGCGATGAGACGACCGAGGATTGCGCGTGGCGCGTGTGGACGGACATCTACGCCGAGGAGGAGTCGCGATGATCTACTACAAGATTCTCTCCGTCGGTCACAAGGCGTGCCACGGCGGGACGTACACCTATCGTCCGAACCGCTGGACGCGGCGCATCACCGACACGAAAGCCTGCAAGCGCGGGTGGCACATCGCCACGCTAGAGCAGGTTTGCGCGTGGCTCTTCGCTGGCAGCGACGAGTTCCTGCCGCTTGAGGTGTGGGAGTGCGAGGCCGAGGGTGTCACGGACGCTGGCGACAAGTGCGTGGCTGAGCGCATCCGATTGACCAAGCGCCTCATCTCACTCGACGAGTACGACCTGCGTTGGCTCGGGACGCTGTTCGCTGAGTCCGTCCTGCACAACACCGGCGACCCGCGTGTGGGCGAGTGCATCAACGCCGTTCGTGCCTACTCGCTCGGTTTCCTTGATGACGCGGCATGGAGCGCGGCAGAGAGCGCGGCGAAGGACGCGGCATGGAGCGCGGCATGGAGCGCGGCAGAGAGCGCGGCGAAGGACGCGGCATGGAGCGCGGCATGGAGCGCGGCAGAGAGCGCGGCAGAGAGCGCGGCATGGAGCGCGGCAGAGAGCGCGGCATGGAGCGCGGCATGGAGCGCGGCACGGAGCGCGGCAGAGAGCGCGGCAGAGAGCGCGGCGAAGGACGCGGCATGGAGCGCGGCATGGAGCGCGGCATGGAGCGCGGCATGGAGCGCGGCACGGAGCGCGGCAGAGAGCGCGGCAGAGAGCGCGGCGAAGGACGCGGCATGGAGCGCGGCATGGAGCGCGGCACGGAGCGCGGCACGGAGCGCGGCACGGAGCGCGAATGGGCGTATCCTGCTCGGCTACATCGAGGACGTGACACGATGAGCCCCGCAGTGAAGTCGTGGCTTGACGCGCTCGACAAGACGGAGGACGCGGCTATCCGAGCGGCGGGACCGCTTGGGATGCTGACGACCGGCACCGCCACCGTCCTCATCATCCGTGCGATGAACCAGGCCACGCAGGCCATCATCGCGGCGGTCGAGGGGGCGAAGTGAGCGACTACGTGGATCACACCGTCTGTGCCGAATGCGGCGGTGTGTGCTGCAAGGGTGCCTCGGGCATAACGTTCCCGCGTGACTTCGGATTCACCGCCGTAGAAATCGAGACTGCACTCGTGGCAGCGTTCGCTTCGGGGATGTGGATTGTGGATCACTGGGAGGGGTATTGCCCCTCAGTCCCCGATGGCAGCGAAGGACGATTCGTCAGACCGCGGCATGACACCGATCCCTGCGACCCCGTTGAGTGCGCCACATGGGGCGGACACTGCCTGTTCTTGTTCGCGGATGGGTGCGCTCTACCCGATGACTCCCGGCCAACAACCTGTCGGTCGCTCGAGCCTGCGCGGAAGCCGAACCCATGCACGCAGCACATCGAAGACCAGAAGCTAGAAGCAGCGCGCCAGTGGTGGCGGTATCGTGGGGCCCTCTCAAGGGCGATTGCGAGGGCATCATGAAGCCGTCAGCCCTCGCGTATCTCGACCCCACCGCCATGCGCGTCAACGGCGAGACGATGGGCGGCGACCTGAAGGCGGCATGGAGCGCCATCCTGGAGTCCGCTGACAGGCTCGTGGCGTTCGATGCGGCCTCTTCCCCATACACGCACGCAGCGTGGTTCCTCGACCACGAGGGACGCGACGTGACCGTATTCCTACGACTGGAGGACAAGTGACCGTAGCAGAAGCCGCACGAGTGCTCGGCGTGAGTTCGCAGCGCGTGAAGCAGCACATCGCGTCTGGGCGCATCGTGGCGTACAAGATCGGCTCGCATTGGGACGTGTCGCCCGAGAGCGTCGCGGCGTTCACTCCCGGCAAGCCTGGGCGCCCAGCACGCAAGGAGGGGTGAGCTGTGACCGAGGGGACGCACGTGCAGGTCAAGCCGCTACGCCGCGCGAGGTGGCTACCCGGCGTCGTGTACCGATGCGATGGGGACGTCGTGACCGTCATGACGCAGGAGCGCATGGGGGCCGTGTGGGTGCATCGCTGGTTCACGGTGCCGGCTGATCGCGTGAGGGTGACGGCGTGAGAATCCTCGACCTATTCTCGGGGCTCGGGGGGGGTCAGCGGCGTTCCGCGACCGAGGCCACGCTGTGATTACTTCGGACATCGACCCCCGCTTCGGTTGCACGATTACAGCGAACATCCTGGCGCTCTCCGTCGATGATCTTGCACGGTTCGGTCCGTTCGACTTCATCTGGGCCAGCCCGCCATGCGAAGCGTTTAGCGTTGCCAGCATCGGACATCACTGGACTGGTGGGGCGCGGGCGTATGTTCCTAATACCGAGCACGCGCGGTTGTCGCAAGAAGTAGTCGCCCACACAGTCCGGCTTATCGCCGGGCTGGGACCGAGGGCGTGGATCATGGAGAACCCTCGCGGCGTACTTCGCAAGCTGCCGTGCGTGGCCGGGCTTCCTCGCGTAACAGTTACCTACTGCCAGTACGGTCAAACACGCATGAAGCCCACTGACCTATGGGGTCACTTCCCCGCCGGCCTGACGTTCAACCCGATGTGTAAGAACGGGGATCCATGCCACGAGCGTGCGCCGCGTGGGGCCAAGACGGGAACCCAGGGTATCTCCGGGGCTGCCGAACGCGCTGTCGTGCCGTACCTGCTGTCGCTCGCCGTGTGTGAAGCAATGGAAGCCCTAGAGGGCGGACGCCTGTTCTAATCACTTGCACCACGCGCCGCAACGCGCTAGTATTAGGTGTACGCAACCGAGCGAGGGGAGAATCGCATGGCAACCGCAAAGCGCAGGGAGCCGGAGCCTGTCCCGGCCGAGGTGGTCGAGGACGCCGAGTTCGCCATCACGCAGTTCACGCCGGGCGGCCCGATCGTCGCGAACTTCGAGGCGGTGCGCGCTCGCATCGCGGGCATCGTCGAGATGTACTCGGGAATCGAGGTGACGCCGGAGTACCTGCCGCAAGCGAAGAAGGACCGCGCGTGGCTCAACAGCCTCGTGACGTCCGTCGAGCAGAAGCGCAAGGACATCAAGAGCCGCTACCTTGCGGAGTACACCGCGTTCGAGGCCGAGGTCAAGACGACGCTCGCGCCCGTTCGTGAGGCGAGTGCGGCTATCGACTCGCAGGTGAAGGCTATCGAGGAGCAGGAGCGCGCCGCCAAGCGTGCCGAGTGCGCGAAGCACTACGCCGAGTACGCCGGTGCGCTTGTCGATGCCGTGCCGTTCGAGCGCATCGAAGACCCCGCGTGGTCGCTCAAGTCCACCAGCCTCATGGCGGCGTTCAAGGCCATCGAAGACCGCGTGGACGGCATCGCCAAAGACGACGCCGCGCTCGATTCGCTCAACCTGGAATACATCGTGGATGCGAAGTCCGAGTTCTTCGCGACGCTCGACATGGGCCGCGCGATCGCTCGCAACGCCGACCTGGTAGCACGCGCCGAAGTCGCCCGTGCGGTCGAAGAGCAGAAGAACGCGAACATCGCGGCACTCGCGCCCGAACCAGAACCCGAGGTCGTGGCCGCGCCCGTGGTAGAGTCCGCGCCAGCACCGGAGCCTCCCGCCGCGGTTGAGATCGCGACGTGGCACATCGTCGTGACGTGCTCGCGCGAGGAACTGGACTCGCTGCTCGCGTCGCTGAAGGCGCTCGGCATATCGGGGACGGTGCGCCGTGGCTGAGACAGCGAAGGCCTCACCGAAGCCGATACACGAGGCGTTCATCGAAGCATATGCCGAGATGCCCGATCCTAAGAAGAACGCTGAGAATCCAGCGTTCAAGCGCGACAACAAGCCGATAAAGTATGCGGATCTCGAGGCGTTCCTTGATGTGGCAAAGCCCATCCTCGCTGCGTGTGGATTCGCGCTCATACAGGCGCCGGTGAATGATGGCCCGCTCGTTGGCGTCCACACCTGGCTGCTGTACGTCACTGGCGAGAAGATGGACTTCGGGCAGTTTGTCGTCGCGTTGTCCAAGCCCGACCCGCAAGGCGCGGGAGCCGCTCTAACATACTGCCGCCGTTATGCGGTCGCGGCTATCTTCGGACTTGCGCAGGAGGACGATGACGCGAATCGCGCAAGCGGAGGTGCGGATACCCCCGCGTCCACTCCTGCCGCCACGCCGCGCACGGGCCTCGCATCCGACAACCAGATCGGCCTCATCTTCGGACTCGCGCACGAGGTCGGATGGGATGACGACTACCTGAATAGCACCATCGCGAAGTCGAAGCCCGGCAAGAACCACCCCGGCGACCTCACGAAAGCCGAGGCGTCGGCATTCATCGACGTGCTGAAGGCTAGGAAGGCGCAGGTGGACGCGAAGATCGCTGAGGTCGAAGCGGACTTGGCGGCCGAAGCCCCCGCCGAGGATTACACGCTCGACCCGGATGCCGAAGAGATCCAGTTCTAGCCGTGGCACGCGAAGCGAAAGCCGACAAGGCCATCCGCTATCTTCGCGAAGAGCGCGTCGAGGTCACAAGCGCCAACGAGCACGGCATCCGCCTTGTGGTCAGGGGTTCGCGCCGTGAGCCCTACCAGGTAGCGTATGGACGCGATGCGCACGGGCGGCTCATCACGAGCTGCACCTGCGAGAACGGCACCGAGTACCATCCTGTTCGGCCGAACTGTGCACACATCGAGATCGCGAAGCTCCTGCGACGCGAGTAAGGGAGACGGCATGACGCACGATGAGGCGATAGCGGCGGTGCAGGAGGCGTGTCCGGGCGTGTCTGCTCGTAAGGCCGGGGCGTGCGTGTTCGTCGCGTACGGGAGCGCGGGCGCGTACATCACGCTCGAGTCGCTTGAGTGCGACGACGTGGCGGGGCTTGTATCCTCAATGCTGCACGGAAGGAGATTCCAGTGACCGACATACAGCGCATCACGGCCGTTCTTTCGGATGGACGATGGCACGACGTCGCGGAATTCGCGGATCACATCTGCATCGACTACAGGTCGCGCATCACTGAGATGCGCCGCCGCGGTGCCAACCTCGAAGCCCGCCCGCGCGTGCATGTCTCGCCGGACGGCCGCAAGCGTACCCGCAACGACTGGCGCGACCTCGACGCCTACCGTGGCGTGGTGCGCTCCATCGCAGACCAGGCAGCATCGCTTCGGCGGTCGTTCGAGGCGAAGCCGCCGAGCGGCAGGGAGACGGTGCGCCTCATGGCGGGCGGCACGAGCATCGACGTGCGCGTCGGCCGGCTGATGCTCCTGTCGCCCGACACGCTGGCCGAGGAGGTCGCATCGCTGTGGTGCGATCCGTACCGATGAGGGGCGCATCGTGAACAAGACGTCGATACCCTGGTGTGACCTCACCTGGAATCCGATAACCGGCTGCACGCGGGGCTGCCCCTACTGCTACGCCGCACGGATCGCTGACCGCTTCTGTACTGGCGCTGTTGCCAAGAAGAGTGACCTGACGGCCGAGCTGTTGGGTGGCGCGGAGTACGTCACGGCACCCGAGCCGCATCCCGTAGAGGATCGGCCCGGGGTCATCCCCATCATCGGCAACGGTGCATTCCCTGTCGGCTTCTATCCCACCGTCTACCCGCACCGCCTGGACGAACCCCTGCGCCGCAAGAAGCCGTCCGTCATCTTCCTCGGCAGCATGGGCGACCTGTTCGACCCTGCGTTCCCAGACGACTTCCGCGACCGCATCATGGGCACGATTATCGAGTGCTCCGGGCAGTCGCCCTTCTCGGACACGCCACGGCATACCTTCATGCTGCTCACTAAGCAGCCGGAGAACATGCGCCGATACTTCGCCGCACTCACTGAGTCACGGCTGCACCCAGGCGAGCTGATTCCCAACCTCTGGCTCGGCGTCACCGTCACCAACCAAGCCGACGCAGACGAGCGCATCCCGCTCCTGCTCGACACGCCCGCAGCGCATCGGTTCGTGAGCGTGGAGCCGATGCTGGGGCCGATGGACTTGGGGCGACGGCTCGCACCGCAGGGCTTCTTCGACGCGCTCGGCGACGTGTGTGGGCACATCATCGGGGAAGTGGTGCCCCAAGTTCAGGCACCCGGCATCAACCTTGTGATCATCGGAGCCAAGACGCCAGGGAAGCCGCTGCACGATTCGTACGACTGTGATTCGCGTGACGCATCCTGCGACGACGACTATTGCTCCGACAACATGCCGAACACCTGTCCCGCCTCGTGGCTCCGCTCCCTGCGCGACCAATGCCTCACTGCCGGGGTGCCGCTGCACTACAAGCACGGCGGCACGAACCCCGCGTTGGACGGCATCGTGTACGACTGGAAGCCGGGTGCATCGTGAGCATCATCGCAGCGGTCCTCGCGGTCGTGCTGATGGTTCTCGGCTGCACGGACAGCCTCAAAGCCCCACGCGCAAACAACGTCGTGGCGATGGTCGGATGCCTGGGGATCCTGGCGGTGGTGCTGCTATGCCACGCATCGTGAAAACCCTTGCTGGCCGAATGGACAACCGGCAATGGATAGAACGGCCAACCGATGCCCTACGCGAGCACATCGCTCGGAGCATCATCCTGTACCCGAAGAAAGGGGACTGCTCATGGCGGCAAAGGTAGACGGCTGGGAGCCCGAGGATACCGACCTCGACTTCCCGGCGCTCGACACACGCAAGGTCTACGAATCGCACCGCAAGGCGCCCAAGCCGCGCCCGGCATCAGGAGGGAAGCAGAAGCTGCCGCGCGATCTGTGGCGTAACGTGTCGCTTGTCGTCGTCGCGATCATGCTCTTCACGGTGGGCCGATGCAGTGGGCTGGATGCAGCGACAGACGCCATCACCGAGGCGAACAAGGCGACGACCGAAGCGCAGGGGCTCGCCACGCAAGCGGCCGAATCCCGCGACCACTGGATGGAAGAGGCTGACGAGGCCAGCTCCACCGCGAACGCGCTCAAGATCGAACTCGCTGATGCGCTCGAGCTTGCCCAGACCTACAAGTCGTTCGCCGAAGAAGCGTCGAGCACCATCGCCACGCTCAAGCAACAGAAGGCCACACCTGCCCCGAAGGCATCCACGCCGAGCGCGGTGCAGGCTGCATACACGGGCAGCTACGACACGTCGGGCGTCGAGCAGTGGCGGTCGCTCGTGGATGAATACTTCCCTGACGAGAACGTGGACGCGGCACTGTCCGTGATGCGCAAGGAGTCCGGCGGGAATCCGAACAGCGTGAACAGCAGCAGCGGCGCGTCGGGGCTCTTCCAGCAGATGCCGCGCTACTGGCCTGCCCGTCTAGCGGCGGCCGAAGTGGTGTTTGGGGATCTCCCCGACAGCATCTTCGACCCGAGAGCGAACATCGCCGTGAGCGCCGTGCTGTCGAACGGCGGGCGCGACTGGAACCATTGGAGTGCCAAACCCTAGTTATGGAGATACTGTGGTATACTGTTTCCACCTAGTAGAGAGGTGGCTGCGTATGCCAGCGAAGATGATAGGGGAAGGCCCGAACCCAAGCGGGCTCTGTATGTGCGGCTGTGGGCGCCCAACTGCCATAGCGAAACAGAGCGAGTCTAGGAATGGAGTGATCGCCGGGAAACCTCACCGATACCTGCCGGGTCACGGAAGTTTCAGACACCCACAGAACTACATCGTTGACGAGAGTGGGTGCTGGGTATGGCAGGGTCGCAAGGGTAAGACTGGATACGGAGCTGTCGGGCTACGTGGCAGGGTTCATCGCGTTTTCTATGAAAGGCTTGTTGGGCCAATACCAGACGGCATGGAACTAGATCACATTTGCCGTAACCGGGCGTGTGTCAATCCAGACCATTTGGAGCCTGTTACGCATAGGGAGAATATGAGGAGGGCGGGGATGATGAGACTCGATGCTGAATCTGTAGTAGCAATCCGCCGTGAGCGCACCGCAGGATCTGGCGTGCGCGAGCTTGGAAGGAAGTTCGGAGTGAGCCATTCAACCATTAGCGCAATACTCGCGGGTAAGACTTGGAGAGATGTTCGGAGCGTGAAGCCGTGACGACGGTATGGAAGCTGCTGTTCGGGCTCGGATGTTACCGCGTTGACGGGCGGTGGGCGCTCCCGGCGCTCATCATGCTCGTGACGGTGGCGATCGCTACGCCTGCATTCGGGGCCACGCTCTGCGACGGTGGCGGGCGTACGATCATCGCCCCTGCGGTCGTGACCGTGCAGGCGCCGCGCACCGTGACGCCGACCACGCGCACCATCGCGCCCGCGCACTCGGAGGCCGTAGAGTCGGTCGAGGGTACGGCGTCAGTCGAGAGCACGGCATCGATACCCGTGCTGTGGGAGGATTACATCGCATGGGCGGTGGACTACTACCGATGAACCGCCGCACGAGGTCCACGCTCCCTGCCTCGCACGGGAGCACTCACGCCGAGTGCGTGAACTACGTGGCGCTCTCGGACGGTTGCGGCGTGTGCCGGCGGCTGTCGAAGGTCGTGGACGGGTGCGGAACGGCGTGCTGCCACGGCAAGAAGAAGTAGGCTCGCGGTCGAGTCGGGGCCGATGCAGGCGGCGGGAGAAGGCCCGGGAAACCGGCCCGCCGCCTGCGCTAAATCCGCACTTGCGTGGGTGGCGCGGTAGGTGTAGCGTTCGTGATAGGCGAAGCGATCACAACGGCAGAGAGGGAATCGTGCATCTTCGGGGACACAAAGAGCAGGGCGTGGGGCCGGGTCGCTTCGCCGCTTCCCTCCACTCGCGCCTTGCTCTTTGTGCGTCCGGGGGTAGGCTATGAGGCCCTATAAGCACGGCCTCGAATACTTCCCGCTCGACGTGGACGCCGACCAGGATTCCGCCGTTGAGTTCATCGAAGCGAAGCATGGAATTGTCGGCTTCGCTGTCTACGTGAAACTACTCATGCGGATCTACCGCAAGGGGTATTGTCTCAAGTGGGATGATCGCGAGTGCATCGTCCTAGCGAAGAGCACCGGCGTGCAATTCGAAACACTCGCGGCAATCATCGAGGACTGTCTTAATGAACGGCTGTTCGACCGAGCAAAACTTGATGCGCACGGCATCCTGACAAGCCGCTCGATACAGGAGCGGTACTTAGACATCACAAAACGGCGTGTGAACGGAAGTATTCCCGACGCGCATTCGTGCTTAAGCGGTGGGTTACTGTCAACAGAAACCGAGTTACTGCCAGCAAAAACACCACAAAGGAAAGCAGAGGAAAGGAAAGTAGAGGAGAGAGAGAGCAGCGCGCCCGAGAAGCCTTACGGGAAGGTGATGGCGGGCGACACATCAATGCCGCCATGTATGCTCTCCCCGCTCGAGACTATCGACCCTCCGTATTCGGGTACGTGTATCGGCTTCATCGTCAACTCCATGCAGGATCAGTTCGGTACGATCCCATCGCACTCTGAGCTATCGCAACTCAAAGCCGCGATACACGAGGGCTGCATTCCCGGATGTACGGGCGAACACCCCGCTGATTGTGCGCTTCTGATAGCCATGAAGCTCCGCACGAAGGGGAAGACGAAGTTTGCAACGTCGAACCTATGGCTTCGATGCATCCGTGAGGACCGAATGGAAGCGAGGCAGCGATGAGCATCCTACTGCACTTTGCGGATCGACTAGCGTGCCCGGATTGCGGGGCTCTTGCACAGCGTCTCGGGCACTACTACGACGCGCACGACGCGGGAGTGGAAACCATCGGGTTCCAGGAGGATAGCCTATTCAGCACTCGTGATCACGAAGGTAGGGCGTACATGATGGGGCGCCCTGGCGTGGTTGCGGTTTCAGGTGGCAAGGATGAGTCGCGCTTCGGCGCCACAGTGCGGTCTACGTCCGATACTCGGATACTGCTACGTATCACACATTGGTGCACCAACCCCGATTGCGCCGTCGTGTTCTCAGAAGGGGCCGGCCGTCCATTCCGTGGCGAGTTGCCAGACTTCGCGATGCAACTACTCGATGAAGTGGCGACTCGATGAACGATGCGATCGCCTCACGACTCGCGCGGTTGTGCCCGGATACCGTGGTGCTCGACGGCCCCGATAGGAGGCTCACGTGAGCTACGAGGAGTTTCTGAACGGGAAGCGCGTCGAGGCGTCGCCGATCGGGTTCGACGTCGACGATCTCAACCCAATGTTGTTCGGCTTTCAGTCCGACATCGTGAGGTGGGCGCTCAAGCGCGGCCGTGCGGCTATCTTCTCGGATTGCGGGACCGGCAAGAGCCCGATGCAGCTCGAGTGGGCCCACCAGGTATCGGAGCATACGGCGCTCCCAGTCATCATCCTGGCGCCGCTCGCGGTTGCGCAGCAGACACGCCGCGAAGGCGAGAAGTTCGGCATCGGTGTGACGGTGTGCCGATCGCAGGACGATGTGCGACCCGGGGTGAACATCGCCAACTACGAGATGATCGAGCACTTCACACCGGAGGAGTTCGGCGGCATCGTGCTTGACGAGTCGAGCATACTCAAGGCCTACGACGGGAAGACGCGCACCGAGATCATCCAGGCGTTCGGCGACACGCCGTATCGGCTCGCCTGCACCGCGACCCCGGCACCGAACGATCACATGGAGCTTGGCAACCATTCCGAGTTTCTGGGCATCATGACCCGCTCCGAGATGCTGGCGACGTTCTTCGTCCACGACGGCGGCGACACCGCGAAGTGGCGCGTGAAAGGTCACGCCGAAGGCACGTTCTGGCGATGGGCTCGGACTCGCTCGACCACAAAGAGCAGTCGATGGCCGCGTTTACCGACGGTCGTATCCGGGTGATGGTCAGTAAGCCGAGTATCGCCGGGTGGGGCATGAACTGGCAGCACTGCTGCAATGTGGCATTCGTGGGGCTCTCGGATAGCTACGAGTCGTACTACCAGGCGGTCCGGCGGTGCTGGCGGTTCGGCCAGCAGAGTCCGGTCGACGCGCACATCGTCATATCCGATGCAGAGGGGGCGGTCATGGCCAATATCAAGCGCAAGCAGAAGGATGCCGAGAAGATGGTCGACGGGATGGTCGAGCACACTCACGCGATTCTCGAGCAGGAACTTCACGGCTTCACGAAGACGCAGGACACGTATGCGACCGGCACCGCCGAGGGCGAGGATTGGACGCTGCATCTTGGGGACTGCGTGGAGGTCGTGGCCGGGCTCGAATCCGACTCGATAGACTTCTCCGTGTTCTCGCCGCCGTTCGCGAGCCTCTACACCTACTCGGCGTCAGAGCGCGACATGGGCAACAGCCGTGGTAATGAGGAGTTCGCGGAGCACTTCGGCTACCTGGTCAGGGATCTATTCCGAGTCATGAAACCGGGCCGACTCTTGAGCTTCCACTGCATGAACCTTCCGACCTCGAAGGCCCACGACGGCTACATCGGCATTCGGGACTTCCGCGGCGAACTCATCGCGTCATTCATCGCGGCGGGGTTCATCTTCCACTCGGAGGTTGTGATCTGGAAAGACCCCGTGACGGCCATGCAGCGGACGAAGGCGCTCGGGTTGCTCCACAAGCAGATTGTGAAGGACTCGTGCATGTCGCGGCAGGGAATCCCCGACTACCTCGTGACGATGCGGAAGCCTGGCGTCAACGAGAACCCGGTGGCGGGTGAACTCGATACGTGGGTCGGAGACGATACGTTCGTGTCCACCGGGCGGCTATCAATCGACATCTGGCAGCGGTACGCAAGCCCGGTATGGATGGACATCAACCCGTCCCGCACGCTCCAGAAAGAGGCAGCGCGTGATGAGAAAGACGAGCGGCATATCTGCCCGCTGCAACTCGACGTGATCGAACGCGCGATGCTGCTCTGGTCGAATCCCGGCGATATTGTTCTGTCGCCCTTTGCGGGAATCGGCAGCGAGGGGTATGTCGCACTCAAGATGCGCCGGCGGTTCGTCGGCGCCGAGCTCAAGCGGTCATACTTCGACCAGGCGGCCAAGAATCTTGCGGCGGCCGTCAAGGAGCGCGACCAGGGATCACTATTCGAGGAACTCGCATGATCGCTGCTGGAGGGACCACCGATGCACTGCACACCCGCTGAATGCCCACACTGCGCCGAGTGGGGGCCGTCTGTCCCCGGCAAGGTGCGCTGCGAGAAGCCGCCGCTTCCCGAACGCGGTCCCGGCATGGAGTACCACACCTTCCGCTTCTCGACGACGCTCGGCGCGAAGTGCCAATGCGAGGACGATCCGCAACTCAGCCTGTTCACCGAGGAGGCATCATGACCGACGACGCTTTCACCGACCTGGACACCATCATCGCCACCGACGAGGCGCTCATGGCAGCGTTCATCGACGGGCTACTTGAGGAGGCAGCGGAATGAGTAAGCGACTTGCGTACTTCCACGAGTGCGGCGGCTGGCTTGTGTACGGCGACCACACGAAGGAGTCGGCAGTCGCGCGGCTGAACGAACTCACGGCTACCGCCGCCGACCAGGAGGAGTACGGCGTCTACCCAGACGATACGTGGGATGAGCCGTTCACCGTGGATTGCTTCAAGACGTTTGAGCCTGGATGGTGGCGGTGGATTCCTCCAGCCGTACACGGCGATGATGACTACTACAGCCACTACCTGCACGATGCCAAGCCGCACAGCCGGGGCGCGTTCCAAGCCGCCGGACTCTACTACTGAGGAGACAGTATGAGCGCCACCAAGAGTAAAGACACGTCCGCGAAGGCGTGGGGCAGGTACTACCGCGCACTCGACCGCATCGAATCCACTCGCCGCATGAACGAACAGAAGGCCCACGACCGACTGGTAGCAGACCTCAAGGCCATCGAGGAGGATGCCAAGTGAGCGACCTACACGCGCACGATGTTCCGCTGCGTGACGTGTACGAAGGCGAAGCTGACGTCTGCTGCCCGACCTGTCAGACACGCGTCCACGTCGTCAAGACGCGGTTCGAGAAGGAGCCGAGCACGGCGTACATCCTCAGATACTCCCCCTCCAGGCACGACCCGTGGAGCAAGGCAGACCACCACAACTGGCAGTTCTGCGACCATCCCGTGTGCGAACTTACGCGCCAACTCGAAGCCGAGCGCACCAAGTATGCCGCGCTGGTGGAGGCGGTAGCCTCCGCGTGGATTGCATGGGATGCGGAGTCTGTTCGGAACATGCTCATCGAGGATGGGTGGGATGAGGCTGACTGCACGCTGCGAGAAGGACTTGCGGACTTCATCGCTGCATTGGAGGAGCGATGATCGACGCGGATCGCGTGGCGCATGAGTTCTGCGAGCTGTCCGGGTCCGGGCAGGAACTCGTGCGGCGCATGGTGAACACGCTATCGCTCATCGAGGCCATCACGATTCCCGGCTCATCGCCCGACGGTCCCGGCGGTAGCAAGCCTGGGAGTCGCATCCCCGGCAACCTCCATGCCGCCACGACGCACCGGAAGCTGCTCGGCAAGTGTCACGGCGCGATCGACGAGAGCTTGCGGCACTTGGGCAAAGCGGCCGGCCGAAGCGTCGTCATGGTGCCGCCGGAGTATCGAGGCCCGTACAAGCGTAAGGGGACATCATGAGCGGTCATCAGGTGTTCGTTGACGGCAGGTGGGTGGACTTCGACCTTCGCGCTGGCGCCAGGGTGATGCGCACCGCTCGTGGCATCCGCCCCGTCCCGAAGTCATCATCAGGCTACGGGCTCCCATCGTGGCTCCCGGCTGACTTCCTCGGCGTGGATGAAACGCTGGCGCTCGGCGAGTTGGATCTGTGGGTGAGCCACACCCGCTGCTAGTGCTGCGGTCAGGCGCCCGACTGGCGAGGGCTTGAGCGGGCGCACATCGTGAGGCGCGGGCTTGGCGGGAAGAGGAAGGGCACGACCGGCCCGACGGTGCGACTCTGCTACCGCTGCCATCACGAGAAGCTGGACGCGCACGCCGACCAAACGCTGGCGATACGCAGGGATGGCGCGGTGTGCTGGTTGACGCTGGTGCAAGCGCAGGAGCCGGGGATGCTGCCGGTGGTGGACGTGAAGGTGCTGCTACCCGAAGGGAGCGTGCCACTATGAAGAAGACAGGCGAAGGGTGGATAATCCTTGCGGCTGATGGAGGCGCGGCGAAAATCCATGTACGGTTCTTTGGTTCGGGCTTCGCCGCGCTCATCAGGCGACTCACCTGCGCCGTACGCGGCCACACGTTCGGCACCCGGACGATGACCGGCTTCGCACAGACGTTCATGGTGGACGGCAAGCCGTGTCGGGCATCGCTGTCATTCCAGATCAGCGAGTGCTCGCGCTGTCACGATGTGGGGCGCACACTCCCGACCGTCACGATGTCCGAAGAGGGTGCAAAGCCGTGAGGTGCAAGGTCTGCGGGCGATTCATGAAGTGCTCGGAACCATACGTGGTGCTCTTCCCGCCGTTCTTCTCGCTCGACCCCCTGCCGCCGGAGAGTGTGCGCACTATCCATCCAGCGTGCGCGGGCAACAACCGAACAGTCGTAGAGTCATGGTTTCTGATGCCGGGCCAAGAATGTGAGGGTGGCATTACATGGACCTTCTAGACGCTCCCGCTTCTTGACATTGGCCCCACGCGTTAGTACGCTTCGGCGTAGCAAAAGACTTCCCCCCAGGCGGCATCCGATCCCCTCGCGGTGCCGCCTCCCCATTCCCGATGAGGGAGCCATGCGCTGGCGATGCACTGAGTGCCACGCTCACTACGACTTCCCGACCCCGCCTCCGAGTGGGGTCGCTTACTGTCCGCAATGCTGGGTGCCGATGGAAGCCGCGCCGGTGACGTTGCGCGAGCGCATCCTCCGGGCGGACGTGGTGCCGCCACACCTGCGAGGGCTCGCGTACATGATGAGCCACAACGGGAGAGACTGATGGCGCGACCGACGAAGTACGACGCCGAGAAGCACATCGCGGCCGTGCTCTCCGAGGGCGTCCTCACGAGTGGTGCGACGTGGACCGACATCGCTAAAGCGTGCGATGTGAGCATGCCGACGGTGCGCGCATGGGCGAAGGATCACGAAGGGTTTCTTGCCGCCGTAAAACTAGCGAAGGCCATCGTGGACGATACGGTAGAGGTCGCATTCAAGAGCAACGCGACGGGCGGCGCGGTCAAGTCCGTGACGAAAGATGCCTACGGGCGCGTCGTGACGACCTTCTATCCGCCCGACACCACGGCGGGCATCTTCTGGCTCTGCAACCGCCGCCACAAGGGGTATGACCCTGATGACCCGTCGGCGGGCTGGCAGCACGTACAGCGCGTCGAGCACACGGGCGCGGATGGAGGCCCGATAGCGTATGCCGACCTCACAGACAAGCCCGACGCTGCGATCATCGCCGAAGCCGAAGCTATCGCAAGACGAGCGGCAGAGGCTGATAGCGCTGGTAGCGGAGTTGCGAAGGCGCGAGTACGGAAGAGCGCACGGAAGTCTTGAGGCGTTCTGTCGCGCGGCGTGGGAGATCATCGAACCAGCGACGCCGCTCGTGTGGAATTGGCACCTGAGCTACCTCTGCGAGTGGTTGGAGTGCGTGACGTTCGGCCTCTTGGACGGCGAAGCGGTGGCATTCGGGCCGCACAAGGGCGAGATAGTCCGCAATCTGCTCGTGAACGAACCGCCGCGCAACATGAAGTCCATCCTCATCAGCGTCATGTGGCCGGTGTGGGAGTGGACGCTGGCGCCGCACATGCGCTATCTGACAGCCTCCTACGCCGACAGGCTCTCGACGGACCTCTCACTATCGCGCCGGCGCATCATCGAAAGCGAGTGGTACGAGCGCGGGATGCGTCACTACTGGGGGCATGAGGGGTTTGCGCTCACCGGCGATCAGAACGTGAAGACCAGCTACGAGAACACGTCCCGCGGCAAGATGATCGCAACGACGTTCGGCTCGACCGCCATAGGCGAGGGCGGCGACCGTATCATCGTGGACGACCCGCAGAACCCCGGCAACGCCTACAGCGAGGTCAAGCGGCTGAACACTCTGCGCTACTGGGATGGTCAGCTCTCGACGCGGCTGAATGACAAGAAGACCGGCGCGTACGTGGTCGTCATGCAACGACTCCACCAGCGCGACCTGACCGGGCACGTTCTCGACGAACCCGGCTGGTGTCACGTGTGCATCCCGGCGATCGCCGAGCATGACGAGAGCATCGTCTTCCCCCGCAGCGGGCGGGTGGTCAAGCGCAAGACCGGCGGCCTGTTGTGGCCTGAGCGTGAGGGTGAGGCCGAACTAGCGACCCTCAGGACGCGGCTCGGAAGCCACGGGTTCGCCGGGCAGTACCAGCAGCGGCCTACCGCGCTCGAGGGCGGCATGGTCAAGCGGGCATGGGTGAAGTTCTGGACGACGCGGCTCCAAAGCGATGACGACCCCTCAGAGGTCGTGCTACTTCCCGAGGGGCTTTCGGGACACCGGCAGTCGTGGGATATGGGGCTCTGGGGCAAGTCACGCGACGACTACACCGTCGGAGGCGTCGGCGCGAGGATAGGTGCGAACGTCTACCTCTTGGACCTCGACAGGCGGCGGCTCGACCTGCCTGGCATGATGGCCGCGATGCGCGACATGACAGACAGGAACCCCGAGGCGGTGCGCAAGGTGGTAGAGGCGGCGGCGGCAGGTCCCGAGGTCAAGCGCAGGCTCAATGATTCGGTGGCGGGCATCGTCACGAAACCGGCGCGGGGCGACAAAGAGGCCAGGCTTGCGGGTGTGAGCCCGATGATCGAGGCGGGGAACTTCTTCATCCCTCACCCGCGAGAATGCGGATGGGCGTCGGATCTGCTCGAAGAACTCGTGACGTTCCCGTTCGCGGACCACGACGACCAGGTGGACATGATCTCGCAGATGCTCCAGGACTTCTTGGACGACGGCGTGAGCGAAGCCCCGGCATCGGGCGGGCACCGCGTGACAGCGACGCCGGGACATACACCGGCATCCGAAGCCCCGGGCATCGGGAGGAGCACAAGTGCCAGACGACGTTAAGCCCATCGAAGGCGAGATAGCGGGCCACGGCGGCAACGGGTCCATCGGCGCGACGTTCGGCGACACCGCCGCACGCATCGGCACGTTCAACCCGAGCAAGGTCGGCTTCAAGACGTTCGCCGAGATGCGCAGGCACTTCCAGGTGGGGGCCGGTACGGATCTCGTGGCGATGCCGCTCATGAGTATGCCGTGGTCGGTCGAGGGCGACCCGCTCATCGCCGGATACGTCCAGGCGGTCACGAAGCCCATCTTCTCGCGGATGATGCGGACCGCAGCCGAGGCCGTGCTGGTGGGATGCGCGCCGCATGAGGTCGTGTGGGAGCGCCGTGATACGCAGGTCGTCGACGCCGAGCACGCGATAGACCAGACCGTGACGGGTTGGGCGCCGCGCAAGATCAAAGACATCGACCCCGGCAGCCTGACGAACATCCTCGTTGACGGCCTGGAGGAGTTCGCGGGCTACACCCTCACAGTCCCGCCGAACGGCAAGCTCCCGGCCGAGAAGGCGTTCCACGTCTGCCACGACGGCCGGTACGGCAATATGTGGGGCGAAGGCAGGCTCAGGCGGGCGTACGAGCCGTGGTATCGCTTCATGGTCATCTGGGACCAGGCCGTGCGGTACATGGAGAAGCTCGCCACCCCGCCGACCATCGTCTACTACGTCCCCGGCAAGAGCGAGGACGGCACGCAGAACCGCGATGCCGCTTTGGATGTGGGCGCGGGGATCACCGGCGAAGAGACACACGTCGCGATGCCGCTTTCGAGAAACGAGTCCGGCACGTGGGAGAAGGCGTGGGATATCGACCTGCTCCGCGACGATCAGCGCGGCAACATGTACCTCGGGATGCTCGAAGCGCATTCCAAGTGGATGCTCCGGGCGCTGCTCATCCCCGATACGGTGTTCGCGCAGAACGCCGCTACGGGCTCTCTCGCGCTCTCGCAGACGCACGCCGACACCTACACCGATAGCGTCGAGCGCATCGGCCGCGACATCATCGACGCCTACAACGTCCAGGTAGTCCCGCGTATCGTGCGCTACACCTTCGGCCCGGACGCGCCCGTGCCGATGCTCACCACCGGCGGCCTCACCGATGAGGTGCGCGGCTTCTACGCCGAACTGCTCAAGGCCGTGCTCACGACCAGCGGCGTCAACATCGCGTGGGACAAGGTGGCCGATCGCCTGGACGTGCCGCTCGTGCAAGAAGAGGACGGCGGCGGGGAACTTGCGCAAGCCCGCAAGGACATCCTGGCGCTTGCCGAGACTGCGAGGACATCGAAGCTGATGCTGATGGCTCATGTGTGACAAGTGCCTCGCAATCATCGAGAACGCGCCGCGCGTCTACCGCCGTCCGCTCACGGCCATCGAGCTTGAGTGGGGCGACGTGGACAACGTGCGCGACCAGATGGAGGCCTCCGAAGAGGGCGTCGTGAAGATCGCGAAGCCCGTTCTTGTGAAGATCGTCGCACAGCTCGTGGACGAGTACCGTCCGCTTGTCGAGCGCGGGGACATCGCCGGTGTGGCGCGGGTCAGCCCGTCGTTCACCGGCGACCTCGCGCAAGCGCTCAGGGTCGCGCAACAGTCTGCGGTCACGCGCGGCAAGCGGCAGGTGCTCACGATGGCGAAGAAGGCGGGCGTGCGGCTCGCGGCCAAGCGGCCGGTGAAAGACCCGGCGAAGGCGGCTGCGTACCTCGAAGCCCGAAGCGAGGCGATGTCCGAGCAGATACAAGCGCAGATCGCGGCGAGCGTGAAGCGGACGGTGCTCGGAGCGGCGGCAGTCGGCGAGTGGGACGATGAGATCGCCGAGACTATCGCGAACACCGCCACCCGCTCTCTCGTGGCAAGCGCTATCGAGGTCGCACGCGAGGCGTTCGCGGTAGGACGGCTCTACGGCTACGAGGAGATCAAAGAGGACGTCGCGTACGTCGTCTACACCGCGGTGCTCGACGATAGCGTGTGCGAGGTCTGCGAGGCGCTTGACCAGACGCAGTACGACGACCCCGATGAGGGATTCGAGGCCGCGCCGAACGCGGAATGTCTCGGCGGGATCGAGCGGTGTCGTTGCTACCCCATCGCCGTCATGCGCCGATGAGCACCATTCTCGCGCTTGCGGACTTCGAGGTGCTCGGCATCCCCGCGCCGCGGTGGCCCGAGGTCATGGCCGATTCGCGCATCCTCGCATTCGATGAGTGGTCCGCGCTCCATGTGGGGCCACGCCCGGCGTGTGCGAGCGTATCGCTTTGGGAGCACGTCGCACGCAGGGTCTACACCGAAGGGCCGCTCACGTACTTCATGGCTACGCACGTCAACTGAGGAGGCAGGTATGAGCACACGCTGGTTCACCGGCATCGCACTGGCAGACGGATTGCCCGAACTCGTGCCGGTGCTGCCCATCGGGGAGTTCAAGACGGCGAAGTACGGCAAGTTCTCCGTGACCCCCGAGGCCGCCGAGGAGATGGTGGCGAACTTCGAGGCGAACACGCTCAAGACCGACGTGCGCTTCGACATCGGGCATTCGTTCGCCGAGGCGGCCGGCTGGATCAAGTCGCTCGCCATCGGAACGTACGTGCATCCCAAGACCGGCGAAGAGATGCCGGGGCTCGTCGCTGCTGTCGAGTGGACCGAGGGCGGCGCGCAGCTTCTCTCGGACAAGCAGTACCGCTACGTCTCGGCGGCGTTTGGCGACTACAAAGACGAGGAGACGGGCACCGTGCACAAGAACGTGCTCCAGGCCGTCTCTCTCACGAACGATCCGGTGATGAAGATGCTACCGCCGCTCGTGGCGCTCTCGGACGGGCTGAAGGACGCCGAGCACATCGTGGCGCTCGGTATCGAGCCGAAGTCGGGTATGCGCGAGCGCATCGGCGCGATGTTCTCCGGGCTGTTCGCGCTCGGAGAGGTCGCAGACAAGGCCGCCGAGAACCGCAACGCCTATCCCGAGGGCGAGCTCGAGGCCGCCGGGTGGGGCGTGTGGGATGCGACCTCGGCATTCGAGACGCTGGTGCGCAAGGCGATCAGCGACGGGCTCGAAGGCGACGACCTCATGGCGCGCATCATCGAAGAGCTTGCGGCGGATCTTCCGCTCGCGGTCATCGAAAGCATCAAGTCATCGGTCGAGCGGGAGAAGGAGCGGGCCGAGGGTGGCGCCCGTGAAGTCCCGCCGGAACCTACCGATCCCACCGAGGGCGTGACCCTTTCCGATGCCGACCGCCTGTCGGAGTTCGACGCGCTCATGGAGGCGTGCGAGGAAGAGGTATCGGGAGTCAAGGGCGTTCGCGAGTTCCGCACGTTCGCGAAAGCGTCGCGTGCGAAGCTCGCTGCCATCCTGGAAGCCAAGACAGCCAAGCCGACGGGAGGTGAAGATATGACAGAGGAGCAGGTCAAGCTCGCGGAAGAGCAGCGTGACCAGGCGCTGAAGGAGCTTGCCGAGTACAAGGATCGCGAGCGTACCGAGCGCATCAAGTCGCTGCTGGACGGCATGAGCGCGAAGGGGCTCACCGAGCCCTCGCGTGCGAAGCTCGAAGCCGCACTCACCTCGAGCGGCATGGTGATGCTGGCCGAGGGTAACGAGGTCACGCAGGAGGACGCGCTGTTGCTGGCGCTCGCCGATGCCGAGTTCGTTCCGGTAGTGGCCGCAGGCGCTCAGGAGCCGCCGGCCGATGGGTTGAGCACGGAGGTGAAGGCCGCGAAGGAGCGCTTCGACAAGCAGGTCGGCATGGCTTAAGTCAACATCGAAGGAGGTTAGGCAATGACTGCTCTCAGCTCGGACTTCGACCCCAAGCGTGCGGACGGCGATCTCGTCGGCGGCAAGGTCAAGGCATCCCAGACCATCTATGGCGGGTCGCTCGTCATGTTCGCGACTGCGACCGGACTCTGCGAGGCCGGGGCGGACAGCTCCGGTATGGCGTTCGCGGGTGTCGCTCGCGATCGTGTCGTCGGCAACGCCGCCGCGACAAGCGACGTCGAGTTCTACACCACGGGCACCTACGAGTTCCCCATCGGCGCCGCAACGCAGGCGAGCGTGGGCCTCACAGTGTTCGTCGTGGACAGCGGGACCGTCGGCGTGTACGCCACCCCGACGAACAAGATCCCGTGCGGCAAGATCGTCGAGTACGTCTCGACCACGAAGGTCCGCGTCAAGATCGACGGGTACGCGATCGCGCATCCGAACGCCCTTGGCGACTCGTAATCCGACAACCCCGGAAGGAGGCTAGACAATGCCAATCATCAACGCAGCGACCCTCGACGGCGCGTTCGAATCCCTCAAGGGACTCTTCGACGCGACGCTCCAGTCCGCGAAGGACGACTTCGGCTTCACGCTCGACCCGTTCATGGACACCATGACCGGCACCGGCAAGTCCGTCACGGTGAACTGGTTCGGCGATATCCCCGCCCTGCGCAAGTGGGTCGGCGATCGCCAGGTCAGGAATCTCCGCGGCAAGGCGTACACCATCACGAACGTGCCGTGGGAGGATACTGTCGGCGTGGATGTCATCGACATCAATACCGACCAGTTCGGGCTCATCCGCCCGCAGGTGCAGCGCATGGCCCGCGAGGTCTTGCGGTTCAAGCTCCGCCGGTTCGCGGTCGCGCTCGAAGCCAACGGCCTGTGCGCCGATGGTCAGAACCTGATGGACGACGACCACCCCAAGGACGATGGCACCACGTGGGACAACAAGGGCACCGCTGCACTCACCTACGACAACCTCATGACCGCCCTCAAGGTCGGTCCCGCGATCACGGACATGAACGGCGACCCGGCGGGCATCAGCTACGACACGCTGATGGTCCCGGTGGCCCTCATGGAAGAGGCGTACCAGTACACGCAGGCCGTCGGCAAGCCGGGTACGGCGAACAACGACATCAACATCGTCAACCGCCTGGGGCTCAAGCCCGTCATCAACCCGTTCCTGACCGATGCCAACAACTGGTACCTGCTCGACAGCAAGGCTCCCGTGAAGCCGTTCCTCTACACCGAGGCCGCAGGCTCGAACCTCGGCGCTCTTGCCGAGGACCGCTCGCAGGAGTTCGCGAAGGGCCAGATCCTCTACGGCGTCGACGGATGGGCCGAAGTCAGCCCGTACTTCCCGTACGGCCTCTACGGCAGCATCGTCTAAACCTGACACGCGGGGGCACATCCCGCACGTCACGGACCCTCGAAAGGAGGGGACATGGGAACCACGAACTTCAATGATCTCGCTGTCGATAGCCTGACCGTCGGCGGCGCGGCCGTCATCGCCGAAGCCGAGATGGAGATGCTCGACGGCATCACCGCAGGAACCGGCGCGGCCTCAAAGGCGCTCGTGCTCGACGCGAACGGCGACGTGAAGCTTCCGGGCATCCTGGACTTCTCGATCTGCGTTCCAGGTTCGCACACCGCCGGCTCGATGGTGAGCACCGGCAGCACATGGGTGGCTCACGCGACCGCAGGTGCATGTGCGTTCAAGCTGCTCTGCTCGTCTACCGCTGCATCAGGCGACTACGCCACGATGCGTGTGCGCGGCCGGGCAGACGCGGTATCGACCGGCGGCGTGGAGGCCATCAACGCCTCGGCATCGGCGAACATCGCCGACTACCTCGACTTGTGCGCCGGCTACTTCGCTGTCCAGCCGGGGGCGATAAACACGACCGCCGCCGCGAGCGTCGCTACGGCATTGCATGCCGTCTGCGACAGGACGGGCACATCGAGCGGCCGTACGTGGGTCGCTTGGGTCGATACGCACCAGGAGACGAAATCCGGCGCGGGCGACTACCTCATGCGGCTTTCGCACAACGGTACCGTCGCGAATGACGGCGCCATCACCATCTACAACGGCGGCCGGATGCCGTACCTGCTCAACTTCGAGGACGTTGCCGGGCTGCTCTCGACGAGCGATTCGGGCACCTTCACGAAGACACACAAGATCGCCGTCAAGATCGCAGGAGACGCGACTGCGTACTACCTGGAGCTCGGCACGATCGCCTAGTCACCGAAGGGGGGCACTCCCGGCATGGACATAACCGACAGCGGTGGGCCGCTGACAGTGGAAGCTCTCACGGCCCGCCGCACAGACCTGTTGCTCGGCGTCATGGAGGCATCCGAACGCGCAGACGCGCTCCGCGATGAGGTTGCCCGAGTCGAGCGCAGCATGATAGCCACACGGGGCGCGATAGCGGAGTGCGAGCGGATGCTCGCGCTTCTTCCACAGGAGGTCACTGATGCTGATTAGCGTGCGCGTGGTCAATCACCCCACCGGCGAGCGTTACCGGGCGGGGCTGCACTTCGACAAGACGGCGCATGAGCACGACGTCACCGCCGAGCAGTACGAGGCCATCGCGGCTGATCCGTACCTGGAGGCCGTGGTGCTCGAAGCGGACGCCGAAGTCGCCGAGCAGCTTGAAGCTCCCGACGCTCCCGAGGTGCCCGAACCCGCCGAGGACGCTCCCGAAGCTCCCGACGCCGAAGTCGCCGAGCAGCTTGAAGCTCCCGACGCTCCCGAGGTGCCCGAACCCGCCGAGGACGCTCCCGAAGCTCCCGACGCCGAAGTCGCCGCAGTGCTCCCGGCGTTCGATGACCTCACCATCAAGCAGCTTCGCGCATACGCCGCCGAGAAGGGTATCGATCTCGGCAAGGCCACACGCAAGGCCGACATCATCGCGCTGCTCTAAGGAGGTACGCTCGTGTCACTGCTCATCATGCGCGACGCCTCGCGGGTCACGGTATCCGCGCAGGCTTCCACCGACGACTACGCCGACTGCGGGGCCGCGCTCGACGCGACTCACACGGCGTCTGTCAGCTACACCATCCTCAACAAGCACGCCACGCGGGTGCTGCACTGGAAGGTGCTTGCCGACAACGACGCGGCGTTCACCGCGCCCGTCACCATCCAGGCCGAAGCAGACATCGCGGGGGCCGCTTCGGCGACCTACGCCGTCGCTCAGGCCCCGTACCGCTACTACAAGGTGCAGATACAGTCGCAGGACGCGGGGCTCGCCTGCACCGCCGATCTCTTCGGCATCGCCAAAGGCTAGACCGGGGGGCGGCATCCGTCGCCCCTTCACCCGAGCGCATCCGTGTACCGTCCCCTCGGCATGGGTGCGTTCGTGTGAGGGAATCTCGAATGGAGCCTATCGTGACCCGTATCCTCGCCCTCATCGCCCTCATCGCCGTGCTGCTCGTCATCGCGGCTATCCCGTGTGGAGGTGGCTCGTGCGTATCCTCGACCGCATCCTGACCGCGCTCCTGTCCGCCGCGTTCGTGCTGTTCGCGCTTGCCGTGTGGCAGCCGTGGGACGCCGACGTGAGCGCCGTGGACTCGCACATCGCAGAGGCCGTGGCCGTCCACGCCGCCGAACCGCTCGACGTGAACGACAGCATCATCGTCCGGTGGGAGTATCCCGACGGCACCGAGGCCATGCCTCCCGAAGTGATGCCGCTCTGGCGTTACGTGTGGCTTCCGCAGTCCGAACTCCAGGTGCGCGTGTCGCGGCTTGAGACGGTCGCCTGCTATCCGCTCAAAGACCCCGTGATGCGCGGCCACCTGGAGCGGCACGGCATGACTCCCGAGCAGATGGACCACCTGCTCTGGTACATCGAGGGGAAGTGAGCCGTGGCTAACCTTATCCTCAATCCATCCTTCGAGGTTGACACGAACGCTGACGGCCTGGCTGACAACTGGACACTTACCAAGACCGTGAGCGGTACGCCGACGACCTCCCGCGTCGCGGGGCTGTTTGGGAGTTACGCGCAGCGCATCGCGTACACGAGTTCGAGCGACAGCGGGAAAAATATGGGGATCTTCTGCGATACGACTGCTGTTGGTAGCGTCGCAGAGGGCGCAGGCTTGTCTGGCGGCGTGTGGGTGCGTGTCGCAGGAGCCATCACGTATATTGCAACGGCTACCTACGTCTACAACGCTTCAGGCGGGTATCTCTCAAACAATCCGTTCGCGTTGTACCTACCGTCGGACACATGGCGCTGGATTCCCGCCGCGTACTTCGGCATTGCCACGGCATCACGCGCCCGCCTCTATGTCATCGCCAACGGCATCGACACGGGCGACTCCGTGACCCTCGACGTGGACGGCGTGTACCTCTCGCCTGATGCCAACTTCGACTACTACGGCAAGTATCCCGTCATCGGAGGTGCCTTGTGAGCATCGCATCAGGACAGGCCGTGACGCGCATCTTCACGACCGCGCACCCCGCCACGAAAGCACCGACCGACGCGGACGCCACGCCGACAGGGACGCTCTACGTCAACGGCACCGCAGACGCCGCCACGGTCACGGTGACGAACATCACCACGGGCGTCTACAAGGCCGCAGTCACGCTCCCTGCGCTCTCTGTGGGCGATGACGTGGACATGCGTATCGCGGCGACGGTGGCGACGGTGGCGGGAACGGCGGTCATCTGGGCGGACACATGCGACCACGCGCAAGACGACGTGCTCACTCCGCTGGCAGTCGTGGGCGGGAACGTGGGCAGCATCCTTCTGGATACCGGCACGGACGGCGTAGTGGTGGCAGCCGCCTCACGGACGCTCATCGCGGAAGCTGTGCGCGACCTGGCGACCAGCGGGCTGGCGGCACTCAAGGCGCTCATCGACCAAGCGCTCACGCTGCTCGGACTGATTCCGACCGACGACACGCCCGCAGGCTACACGCGCATCACGAGCGCGACCTACGGCACGCTGCTGCCGGGCACGGTCATCGATGCCTACGCGCCAACGGACACCACCTACGCGACGCCGCTGGTGCCGAACGTGACGGTGGCGAGCAACGGTAGCTGGTATATCGACCTGCCGGACGCAGCGACGTATGTGCTCGTGGCTAGGCTTGCGCACAAGGACGATGTGACACAGGAGGTGATCGTACCGTGACGTTCCCCGAGCAGACAGACATAGCGGTCAGCTATTACGGCACGCTCGCGGGCGTGCAGGCGTTCCTCAAGCCGACCATCACGCTGTCGGCATCATCGCCCGTGACGAGTACCGACGTGACCGACGCGCTCGACGCGCTCTCGGCATCACTCGACGTGCGGCTTGGAGCAGCTGGCTACGCGACACCCGTCACGGGAGCCGAGGCGCTGAACGTCCTCGACTCGTGTGCGGACCGGCTGGTCGCGGCAGACGCGCTCGAACGGCTCATCATCGGCCGGAACCCCGAGGCCGGGCGCGTGAAGGTCGCCGAGGTGTGGCGCAAGCAAGCCGAGGACGTGTTGGCGCTCATCTTTAGCGGCGCTGCGACGCTCCCGGGCGCTACGCGGCTATCGACCTACGCGATCGCAGACACGCCGGCGGTATCCTCGGCGGCATCCAAGTTCCCGACGGCGAACACCGATGAGTTCGTGGACGCTCACGGCGGCGCGTTCTCTGGCGGTCCGGTCTAGATGCCCGCGCGAGGTAAGGCGACAGGCGGCTTCTCGATAGAGATCGACGGCGAGGAGCAGGTCCGGGTCGCTGTCGGGCGGATGCAACACGCATTCGAGGACTTGCGGCCGGTGTGGGATGCGTTCCGAGAAGCGTTCTACGCCGCGGAGCTTGCACAGTTCTCGAGCGAGGGTTCGGCCGGCCGAGGCGGTGCGTGGCCGGGACTGTCGAAGGATTACGCGGCCTGGAAGGCGCAGCACTATCCTGGGATGCCGCTGATGGTCCGCACGAACGCGCTTCGCGGGTCGCTCATGGGCGGCGATGGGCATGTCTACGAGCCGCACCCGACGTGGATGGGCATCGGCACGGGCGTCGAGTACGCGATACATCACCAGCGCGGCGCGGGGGATCTCCCGGTCCGCAAGCTGATAGACATCTCGGCGGTGCAGGAGTCGGCGGGATTCGGCCGGGCGCTCGGCGAGACAGCCCGGAACATGGGCAAGATGTGGTCCGGCAGCGGAATGAAGCCGTTCGCGCTCAGTTAGGGGGCACCACGTGGCATTCGACGGCATCAAGCAGAGCGCGGACAGGATAGAACTCCTGCTTGGCGCGACACTCGAAGCTCACCGCGCGACGATAGCGACCGCCCACGGGGTGACGCTTGACACCCTCGCATCCGTGATCCGCTCGCAGCAGGTCGAATACGCCTATCCGCACGCCGAGATCGCGCCGGTATCGGGTCCGCTCACGGTGACCGGCGACAGTGTGTACGCGGCGCTCACGCGGTGGGTGATGGTCGCCGAGCGTGACCCTGACGCGGCGGTGCTCGCGGCGAAGGTGGAGGCGTGGTTGACGGCGCTCACGCGGACGTTCGGCAGCTATGAGTCGCCGGACGGGTCGTGGTCAACGACCATCATGAGCGTGGATGAATCGCCGCCGTACCAGCAGGACGAAACCTGGGTAGCCGTTGTAGGCGTCCAGGTCGTTATGACGATGGGTTCCGACTTGTGAGAGGAGCAGGGAGAGCATGGCAAACGAAGTAGTCAGGCAGGTTTCGGATATCCTGGTCGGGGCCTATGGCGCCGCACAGGGGGCATGTACCTCGATAGGTCCGGCCGAAGAGGTCACGATCGCGCCGGAGCGTTCGGTGGAGTACGCCGAGAACGCATCGGTGCTCGGGGCACGGGTTGCCGCGAGCGCACATTCGCCGCGCGTTGTCGTGACGTTCACCGGCCTCACGTCGATCGGTGCGACGCAGCTTCAATACGCGATCGGTGTAGCGACATCAGGCGACGAACTCCAGTTCGCCGGTGGCATCGGAGCGCTCACGGAGAAGGTCGCATACGTCACGGGGCTGTTCGCCGATGGGCTCGAGCACACGCTCAAGCTCAACAAGGTCGTGTTCGCGGACTTCAGCGAGTGGAAGCAGTCGCGCACGCAGAACAAGCTCACCATCACTGCCGAGGTGCTGTACGACACCACGGCGTCGACGGGGCAGAACTACTACCTGACGACCGCCGGCGGGAGTGACACAACGCCGCCGACGATCTCAAGCGTGAGCCCGGCCGATGAGGCCGCCGCTGTCGATAAGGCAGTCACGACCGTCGTGGACTGGACGTTTAGCGAGGCCATCCGCAGCGACGACGTGAACGATGAGCACTTCATGGTCCACGACGTCACCGGCACCATCAAGGCGGGCACCGTGGCGATCTACAACGCCGAATGCACCATCGTCCGCTTCACGCCGACCGCCGCATGGGCGGCCACCACGCAGTATCACCCGACCGTCATCAAGGGCGTGCGCGACGTTGCGGGCAACAAGCTCGCGGCATCGTACTCGACGGACTTTACCACGGGCGCCTAGCGTTCACGTTCAGTTTCGGGGTGACGGGGCGGGAGTGCCCCTGTCCCGTCCCCCGGATTCGATGAGGAGGCACTGACTCATGGAGAAGGTACTCGTACTGAAAGACGGGCCGCACCGGCTCAAGCCGCTTTCGTATTGGGGCATCGCGTACTCGCAGAAGCTTCAGCGCTGGTGGGGTGCCGTCACCCCCGCCTCGCAGACCGTGGCCGTTCTCGCGGCGCTGCTCTCCGAGGCCGAGGAAGACGGCCCGAACGGTGAACCGCGCAAGGAGTGGGGCTTCCGCGAGGCCGCCGAGATCATCCCGACGCCGCAGCACAAGCACGTCGCGGACATCACGGACGAGCTGTGGAACGCATCGTTCGCCGATGAGGACGCGGCCGAAGACGATGAGGAGCCGGTCGCCGATGCCGTCCCTCCTACGCCCCGACCTGGCGCCGAGAAGCGCTCGCCGGGTCGGAAGTCCTCGGCATCCCCTTCCCGGTAGCGTGGCGCATGTCCCCCGGTGATCTGCGGGGGCTCGTACGCGACCACCGGACCATCCGTGAGTCGGCAGAGCGTGGCGAAGTACGCATGATGTCACCGAACGCCCAGAGGTAGGAGCCCATCGTGGCTGACGAGCAGCGACTCATACTCAAGTTTCTCGGGGATGCGTCCTCGGCGAAGCGGGCGGCGTCTGAGGTGGACGGCGCTGTCGGCAAGAGCGCCAAGGGCATCATGGGCGTCGGGAGCAAAGTCGGGGTGTCTCTGGCCGCTATCGGCTCCGCCGCCGTGGCGATGGGCGTGGCTTCGGTCAAAGCCTACGCCGCCGCCGAGGTATCGGCCGTGCGCCTAGAGGCGGCTGTCAACGCGACCGGCGAGAGCTACGAGGCGTTGGCCGAGGTGCTGGATTCGACCGTCAGTGACGCGATGCGCAAGTCTGCCTACGACGATGAGGACCTGCAAGACGCGCTGGCGACATTGACGCAGACGACCGGCTCGACCTCGACCGCGATGAACGACCTGGCGATGGTGACGGACCTCGCACGCGGCAGAAAGATGGGTCTTGCCGCCGCCGCCGTGATGGTAGCGAAAATCGAAGCGGGTAACTTCATCGCCGCCCGAAAGATGGGTATCATCCTCGGCGAGAACGCGACGAAAGAAGAGTATCTCGCCGCGATCCGCCAGAAGTATGCGGGCCAAGCCGAAGCCTACGCGAACACGCTCACGGGTGCGATGGAGGGCACCGAGATAGCCGTCGAGAACCTGAAGGAAGCGTTCGGCGAGGGGCTTGTCGGCGACTCGGCGGCAGACATCAACGAGTTGTCCTCCGCGCTCACCAGGATGGAGCCCGCCGCGAAGGATGCAGGCGAGGCCATCCGTGGAGCGGGAGAAGCGGTATTCGACTTCTTCTACGAGATCGGCGCCGCGTGGAGCAACAACGAGCAGGTCCGCCTGCAGTGGGACGCGTGGGCCGAGTCCGGTTCCGCGGCGACCACGAGCTTTCGCGAGTTCCAGGACACCATCGCCGAGGGTGACGTGTTCATCGCAGGTTCTACGCAGGTCGTGCGGGGGTGCCAGTACGCCACCGAAGACCTCGCCGCCGCCACTGATGAAGCAGCGATCGAGCAGGACGACCTTACACGAGCGATGAACGGCACGATGGTCGCCGCCGACGAACTCTCGGGCAAGGAGCGCACGCTCGCCGAACTCCAGAACAACGCCTCGACGGCTGCATTCGCCGCCAAAGACGCGCTCACGGCCTACAACGAAGCCGTCGCCGAGCACGGCGTAGAGAGCGATGAGGCGCAGAAGGCCGCGTTGCGCATGGAGGATGCGAACTGGGCGGCCGGGGATGCCGCAGCCGACCTCACGGCGAAGGAGCAGGAACTCGGCACGACGCTCGCGGGCATCGCCACGCAGAAGCAGTACGAGGCGTGGCTTGCGGGCATCCGTGACCGCGCCCGTGAGGCCGCCGCGCAGATCGGCAGCATGTACGACGCGAGCAAACGCACGTTTGGGACGGCCGGTGGTTCGGCGGGAGTCCCGAGCGGCTACAAGGGCATCACGCCGAACGCCGAGGGCGCATACAACCCCGGCATCCCGCAGGTGCATCTCTGGGGTGAGGACGGCCCCGAGTACACCATCCCCACGGGTGCGCAGTATCGCCCGCAGGCGCTTCGCCTCACGCGCAACCTGCTCTCCGACCTCGGCGTGAGTGGCGGCGGCACGCAGATCACGTGGAATGGCGATGTCATCGCGTCCCGCGAGGATGCGCCGTTCGTGACAGCGGCCGTCGAACAAGGCTTCGCCAACGTGCTCGCCGCTCAAGCCCGCCCTGGGATGTAGGGAGTCTCAAATGCTCACCACCGCTACCCTCTCCTACGGCGGGGCCACGCTCGACCTCGTGTCGGGCGACTACGGCATCGAGAGCTGGAAGCTCCCGCGCTGTCCGTACACGACCGCGTACGTCAAGCACCTTGCGGCCGGTGGCGACCCGCGGTCGTTCATCGGTGACGTGGTAGGCGAGACACCGCTCGGGTTCACGGTCGTCATCAAGGGCTCGGGGACGCTGCTCGCGCTCTCGGCGCTCTGGCAACAGGGCGCTATCCTCACGTGGGCTGAGGACTCGGCGACCGCGAAGTGGTGCGAGCTCACGGCACCGTCGCTCAAGTCCCGTGCGGCGGGCGGCTTCATCAAGTCCGAGTGCTCGGCGACCCGCCACTACGCCTACGATGCCGGTGTCACCTACGCCGCACAGACCGTCCCGTGCGTCGGCACGGTGGACTTCCCCGGCGTGGACGAGAGCGCCGTTCCCGGCGACCCCGACGTGCCCGCCCTCACGACGCTCAAAGCGACGTTCGCCCAAGCTGTGACCGGCGCGGCCCTCGGGCTCTGGCCCGAGCCTGCGAGCGGCTACGACCCGCTGGACGACTACTTGGGTGCCGCAGACGCGAACGCCCTCGGGGATGCCGAGAGCGCCAACAGCGCATCGCTCACCGCGACCCCGGCGACCATCGCCACGCCGCCGAACATCAGTACCGCCGACAACCGCGGTCCGCACTACGTGTTCGCGCGTATCGAGAACACCGCGACCGCACATACCACCGTGAGCTTCCGCGCGTGGTCATCCGTCACGGGTGCGGCGATGGCGAGATCCACCACCGTCTACGGGGATCCCGTGGCCGCCACGCTCGACAACGGGCAGGGCTTCGAGGTCACGGCGCTCGGCATCATGGACGTGCCAGCAGGCGCGGTGCCGGACGTTGAGACCGGGAGCGGTTGGACGGCAGAGTCCTCCCTCGCCGAGAACACGGTGGACGATGGCACACTGACGCTCACATCGGCGTCGAGCGGGACGTCACAAACACTCATGGTCCATCAAACGTTCGCATCGTTCGCCGGGCAGATCACGGCCATCGAATACACCGTAGACGCTGAAGCTAGTTCGACGCTTTCATCAAACAAGAGCATCAAGGTCTATAACGCATCGAACGTGCTGCAACTAACACATCAGCTACAGGATTCAGACCTGACGGCTGGCACACACAAGATCGAACTTCTAACACCCGTTGCGGTATCAGCCTCAGAAACGTGGTCGTTCAAGATTCAGCTAGTAGCGGCATCAGCATTCACGATTGGCTTTGCCTATTCCAACGGTGACTACGCCGCTGGCGCTCTCACGACCCCTGACTACGGCAGTGGTGAATCCGCAGGCGACGACCTCACCTTCAAGGTGTACGGGCAGACGGAGCTCGGCTTCAACTCGGCCATCGGCGTGCAGGCCGCAGACACCGCCGCCGCAAGCAAGGTCGCGCAAATCGACTTCGCTATCCGCGTGCCCACCGCCTACGGTGCGGTCATCTGGACACCCGCGAGCGCCACGACCGCCGCCGAGGGCATCTACATCGCGAACAATGCCCATCTGGAGAAGGACCGCAACATCTTCTGGGCGGACGCCGACGGCATCGGGCCATCGGTGCTCTCGACCGTGCGGCGCTTCGGGTCCATCATGTTCTGGCCGGGAGTCACGAACCGCGTCGTCAGCGTTGCGCACACCCCCGCGGCGGCCAAGCCCGGCAACGGCACCTACCTGGCGACCGTCGTGGGACGGTACGCCGCACTCGGAAGCGAGACGAACCAATGATAGTCACGGTGACACCCGTAGGCCGGGAGCCTTTCGATCTCGCGCTCGACGGCACCCCGACGTGGGATGACAAGTCCTCGGGCGGCTATGGCGACGCGAACATCCCGTGCGTGCTCATGTCCGGGCAGGCCGAGCGCATCCTGAACGCCGCCGTGCGCATCACCGGCACCGCGGCGTTCAGGA